GAAATATTCAGCGTTGTGTTTTGTTGGTCTTGCCATGTTCCGTGTTTTAGTTTAACTATATATAAATATAACGATATCAAAGATACGAAATATTTTTTAAATTGCCAAATAAAAGGGGATTAGTTTTCCCCTTTTTTAGTTTTTGATTTATTTTCCATTACATCAGCTATTCTACCGATATTCATTGCTAATGTCATAACTGCTTCTGTCATTGATATTCCTATGATTCCGCATTGTTTATTTGGTCCATGCAATTCAGAGTTTTCTACTGCTTCAGCTAACCAATTTAGTGCTTCAGCGATTTCATTTTTGTTTTCTTTCATAATATATTGTTTTAGTTATTATATATATAAATATAACGAAACAGGACAAAACGATAAGAAATTATGACAAAATGTGATGAGCGGTAATATAACTCCATGAGCGGTAATTATAATGCAGTAACTTACAATTTATTTAAAAATAAGCAATTATAATATGAAAAATGCGTATAAACTATAAGTTATTAATAATAGTAGATTAATTGATTGTTGATAACTTATTTAAATTATTAAATAATAAATTTGTTAAATTGAAAAATAATTCGTATATTTGTATAAATTCATAATTGTCATAGTGTTTTTAGAGGGAGCCGTATATTAATAGCTCCCTTTATTTTTGTCCAATAAAAAAGGACCAATTAAGGTCCTTTATGGTAGGCGTTAGTTAAACTATATGGAAATATAAATGGCAATTTAGATAGAAATATAGATTGCCTACCAATAATATATATAAGAAAATATATTTTATTCTTTTATAGGAACACAGTTCGGGACAGTTCTACCGTCCAATTCTTTAGTACCTATTGCTTCGTAGCCCGGCCAACATGAATCTTCTAATCCACCTTCTTCAGCTAATAGATTAATTCCTCTATAATGCATCTCTCTAAGGCGGCTATATCTCATTTCTTGTTTGTTTAAACCCATTTCTTTACGATAAGTGTTATAACATATAGCTGCAGCTTGTTCTTGTCCGTATTCATCAATTATTGCTGATATACATTCACTAACATACTCTTGCTCAGGTTGTCCTTTGGTTGGTACAGGTATTGGCATAATAAATTTGTTTATTTAAGATATTTTTTGTATCTTTACATTTAACAACTTAAACCGATTTTGTTGTTAAATAATAAACAGTTATAATGGGAAGAAAAAAGAATCCAAATAGCGTTTCTAACTATTTTGATGAATCAGTAGAAACCGCAATTCATTTATATAATAAAGCTGAAACTGAGAGGGAGCGTAATAGGCTATTCTCCATAATATATCCTGCTCTCTCAAAAGTTTCAGAAGTTTTTTATAATAAAGTTAAACCTACCTACATAGAAGGTGACCCAATAGAAATTCAAATGGATTGTATTGCATATCTTTCTGAAAGATTATTTAGAATTAAAGAAGGTAAAGGTAAAGCATTCTCTTATATGACTGTATGTGCTCGTAATTTCTATATCTTTCACAATATGAAAGGATATAAGGATGTACAAAAGACACTAACTCTTGATTCTTTACATGAGAACTGGGATGTTGCTGATGATTCTCCACAAAGATTAGAAGAAATTCAAGCAGCTGAAAATCTATTATCAGCATTTACCGATTACTTAGAAAAAAATAAAAACTCACTTCGTAATAGTACAAAGAAATCAGAAAATATGATTGATGGCATTATAGAATTACTTCGTAATGTTGATGATATCCAAAACCTTAATCGCAGAGATATAATGAATAGTTTAGTAGATGTAAATGGTATTGTAGTTGATAGACACTATGTTACTAAAATGTTTAACATGATTACCATGCATTATGATGCATTTAAAAGAGAATGGATGAAAACAGGTAAATCTATTGAATTTATAGATAAACAAGAATTAACTCCATCTGAAGCTAAGTATTGTATTGAAAATTATTCTCAAGCAGATAGAAAGTTTGGAGTAATTGCTTTAGCTAGAAAGTTTAGTGTACCTGAATATTCAATAAGAAAGGAATTATCTAAGGCTGGTTTGTGTACTATTTAACCTACTCTATATATTATATTTTTGAATGCAACTCTTTCTATATTTTGATAGCTTAGAGTTCTCCATTCACCATTTGTAGTTTTAAGATTGAATTGGTCTTGTATTGCTTTAGTAGCACTTCCTCCGGCACTTCCACCTACATAAGCGCCTGAATCCCACCACATTAGATGTTGTGATTGATGTGGAGGTTTACCAGTTCCATTAGCAGAACCTTCAGTTCTCCATATGATATTCATTTTATTAGTTCTACTGCTTGTTTTTAATAAATCTATAAATTCACTAACTGATATATTTCTTTCAGTTTTTTCAGCAAACTCTTGTAAATGTTTTAAAAATGGATTTTTCATATTATTCAGTTATAGGTCCACCAACGACCCATGCAGCGCATGTTCTACTTGCTGCACATTTAAAATCAAATGCTTCACAATAACCAATCTCACCTGCTTCAATTGCTTCGTATGGGTCAACTTCTTGTCCTAATCCTTCTGCGATGCATTTAAGTATTTCTGGAGTTCTGTAAAAGAATGCACAGTTACCACAAAGTGCTTTTTTTGCTTCTTCAATGTTTCCTTTGAATTGGTCTGCTTTTGCTTTCCAATAATCTTCGTTTGGTTCGTTTGGATTGATGGGTCCGTAATTTGCATCATCTATTGCTTTTTGTCTATTAGCTATGTTTAATTTGATATTCTGAGTTGCTTCAGGACAACCCTCTACTGCGAATGTAGCTGGGGCTATTGAACCAGATGCAGCTTCACCAGGATAGCTTGATGCTATTGATGGCTGTTCAGCTTCTTCTAAAACTCCTAATTCTTTAAGTTTATTTCTACTCCATGAAAGCGCTGATTTACCGCCCCAAAGCAAAAAACTTATATGACCGCAATCTGATGTAGAATCCGCTTGGTCGTAATATACTTCTGCTCTACTTAAATAAGAATACATTCTCTTAATTGTTTCAACTGAGATAGGTTCACCATTAGCCAATTGTTGTGCTCTTACTTTTCCTGTCTGAGTGGCACATTTGTTACCATTTGCTTCGTTTAACTCAATACCTCTTTTAGCATTATTAGAAATCTCTTGTCCATAATCAGAATAAGATTCAAACATCTGCTTTATTTTAGATAACACAATTTCAGCTTCTTCTTCAGTTAATTCTTCTATATCCTTTTCAAATATGTCAAACTTAACTTTAGATGCTTTAATTAATTCATGCGTAAAAAGACCTTCTAAAGATATTCCTTTTACAAGTCCTGTCTTCACATAATCATTCCAAAGCTCTTTATTATTTTCTAAACTAAATACTCCCATCCAAGTACCTGGCTTTACTGTCAAACCATATGCTTTAGATTTATCATATATTGATGATTCTACTATCCAAGACTCTACTAATGACACATTGTTTACTGATTTCATATGCTCTAACGTAATGTTATTTGCATTGTTATCTTTAATGTATTTTTGTGCAATCTTTTCAACAGTTTCTTTAGTAAATGTTACATAGTATGGAGTTACACCATCTTCTTTCAATCTTAATATCTTAATGTCAGGTATAAGAATCGGGCCAACAATAAGGTGTTTATCTTCATTAGCTGTAGCAAATTTAATAACTTGCTTACCTTCAGCATTAAAGAAAATAAAATCTTGCATAATAGCCGGCTCAGATACTAAACTTAGTGCAAAGACAGAATCTTCTTCATCTCTTAACACTAATTCATAGGTTTCGTATTCGTTTTCTTTTATCATATTCTTTTAACAATTAATGTCCATTAAATCATCATATATATTTATATATTACCCAAAGGTTGCAGCCGCAGATGTACGTCTATCAAGGGCTTGTTGTGAACTTATTTTTCCACTAACTACATATGCTTCCACAGGCTTACCACTAGCTGCACTTAATGTTTGTGCAATTTGTGTACCAGTATTCATTGGTTGAGTACCTTGTATTACTGGTGCAGCAACTCCTGCTATTGATGGTGCTGCTACTGATGCTACTCCACCTCCACCTCCTGCCGCTGCAGATGGTGCTGTTGATGATTTTTTAGAAGATAATATAGCTGCTATTTGTGTTGCACCAGCTACTCCAGCTGCAACTACTTGAGCTGTTGTATTAGCTTTACTTGCTGCTTTACCAGCTACAGCTGCACCAACTGCGGCTTTACCAGATGCTAATTGTGCTGCTGCTATACCTTGCATACCTGGTATAAATGCATTTGCTATACCAACTGCAATTGTTGAATTACCTGCTGCTATTGCTTTATTATAATCTGCTTGTGCCTGTTTACCATTTAATAAAATAGTACCAATAGATGCTGCAGTTGATATTGCAACCTGTGCAACACCAAATGCTTTAGCAAAAGCACTACCATCTTCAAATACATTTATTAAATTACCAACTGTACTAGCTATATTATTTCCTAAATTTACCCAACTTTGAGCTATAGCTTGATTTGTAGCAAATTCAGCATCTTCTCTTTCTTGATTTAATTTCTTTATTTTTTCAAATTGTTCAAGTTGATACTTTTGGTATTCCTCATCCTTTTTCTTTTTATCCTCTAATTCTTTAGCATCTTTATCAGCTTGTTCTTTTTTATATTTGTCATCAATTTCTTTTAACTTAGCAGCTTGAGCTTGTTTTAAAACTGTAGTATCATCTCCATATTTTGTTGCAAGATATAATAAAGTTGCGTAATGTTGATTTACCTTATATTCCTCTTGCTCTCTTTGGGATAATGTAGCAAGATATGCTTCTTGCTGTCCATCTAATAATTCTTTTAATTCTGCTTCTCTTTGTTGTTTAGCCTTTTCAGCTGCATCATCTCTATCTTTTGCTTGCTTATCTAAATTCTCTTTTTGAGTTTTAGTAATCTTTTTAGTACCTACTTCAAATCTTGCTGCCGCCTCATCATATCTTTTACCAAAGTCTGTTACTGATGATTTTGCATCTTCCCATGCACCAGTGAAATCTCCTTTTATAAATTTAACTACTGCAGAACCTAATTTACCTAAACCTTGTAGGAATGATGTCATAGCTGAATATGCAACCTTAAATGCTTGTGATACATAAGGTAAGGCTCTTGTTGCAAAATCAATAAATCCATCTATTAATGGCATTATTGCTTCTAAAACTCCATTAAGAATTTTTTCTAAACCAATCATTAATGGTTCAAACTTCTTAACAGCTTCTTCAGATTTACTAAATGCAGCCGCAATTCCAGCAACCGCAGAAACTATTAAACCAATACCAATTGCTTTAAACGCTGCTCCAAATGATTTAGTTGCTATTTCTAACTTTCTAAATCCTGTTGCAATCGCACCAACCGGACCTGGCGCTTCTTCTAATTGGTCAACAAATGATTTAGCACCAACTTTTGCTTCTTCTAAAGCATCTTCAACATCTTTAATTTGTTGTGACAATCGTTTGAAATCGGCTGGGTCAGATGCTGACTTTAGTTGCTTTTTTAATTCTTTTAGTTGTGCAATAGTAGGTTGTATATTGGTATTAACATCTATATTGACCTGAGTATCGTAGGTATTATCTGCCATGACTATTTTTTACTTTTCAATGTTCTTTTTAATAACTGTTTTACTTCTTTCCAAGTAGATG